TAAAAAGGATGAGTCCAAGAAGAAAAGTGTTCTTGGAAAAGTAAAAGATGCTATTCTTCCTGATCAAGAAGAACAAGCTGCAATCATAAGTACTTTTGTGAGATTAGGAGTGTTGATTTGGTCCGGTGGAATATTGACATTAAATTATGTTTCTATCCCAGGAATACCATCGCAGAAAATAGATCCAACATTCATAGCTTCAGTGTTCACGGGAGTTTTAGCCGGATTTGGCATTCAGACAGCGAGTAAAAAAGGTGATGGAACTATGAAAATGAATGGTGAAAATGCACAAGTAAGTAAGAAAGATATGGAGAGAATGATTGAGAAAGCTGCAACTAATGCTGCTGTACAAACTATTAGAATTGAGCAAGCTCCATTAGTAATTAAGGCTGAAAATCCTAATTCTAAAGATCAGACTAAATATCAAATGTAATAGGTAAGGATTGGTTAATATGTGAGGAGCATTTTTAACCAGATGGGTGAACTTCATTGGGGATGGGTTTCAGTCAAGTCAAAATGCCACACCTGGTTAAAGAAACGCCCTGTAGCAGTAAGTGAGTTATCTAATGATGAAAAGGCGCAGATAGTTGCTTCTCGTTCTATATTGCGTTGTAAGGTAATTGATCGAGAGAATGATCATACCTATTTAGAGATGTCGTATGGACTTGGTAATTGGTGGGTAGCAGATAGTCATTGGTATGGTCTGAAGGTAGAGCATGTTCCTCGCCCATACGCCGTTAATGGTGATTTATTGTATCTAAAAGATTTTCCTTATTTTTATCAAGACCCTGAAGAGGTAGGGGATAGTCATATTTTCACTTTTGCCATGTGTCTTAAGTATCTTAAACATCCCAGTATTAATGGGGTTATGGACTATTCTAATGTGCTTAATAAGCATGGTAAGAGCATTCATAGAGAGGCTCATATGCAAGCTTTAGAGGAGCTTGGTATGAAAGCTACTTTTACTTATTCTGCTGATCCTGACGATATTCAAGCTGAGTTATTGAAAGGAAAACCAGTTGCTGCGAGTCTCCTTTCTCAGGGTGAGTTATCTAATCCTACGAAAGGAACGCATCTTGTAGCGATTACCGGATATGGAGATGGTTATTGGCTAGTGCAGGATCCTTTTGGTCAAATGGATTTAATTAATGGTTTATGGAGTGATAGAAACCCCTTAGCAGGGAAGGATGTTCATTACAATTTCGAGCATATGAACCCCAGATTATTTGCTAGTGGTGGTGCTACCGGATGGTGTTGGCTCAATTTCAGAGAGATATAAGATGGCATTTAAAGATGTCTAGAGCTATACTCATTTCAGATGTATTTTTATTTTGAATCATGGCGGATGCACCGAAGTCATTAGATGAGCAATTACAAGATCAGCGCAATCAATTAGAGACTCAGATAAAAGAGCTTGAGGCTCAACTTATGCGTAATAAGGAAGCTTATTTGAAAATTTTAGGTGCTCAAGAATTCTCCGCGATTCAAAAACAGCAAGCTGAAGCTGCATCTGCAGAAAACACTACCGAGGTCGTGGACCCCTAGTATCATGTTAGGCGAGTTGAACAAGAGTAGATATCGAGCACTTCAATTATTAGCAGAGCATGTACGTGCTCCGTCTCGTCAACTTTCTATAGATGCCATAGTCAGCGATATTAGTGATGAAGACCTTCGTTGGGTCACAGATAGAATTCATTATTACTTGCTTCGTTTATTAGAGGATGCTGATTATGACTCCTCAGAGGAGGAATTTTCATGGGTAGCTGAAGAAGTAGAGAGTTGTTAAACTAGATAAATAGCAACAGTTATTTTTAGTGGAACCTAAAGTAGATCCATATCAGTTTTTACGTGAGAGAGCAATGAAAGTTGCTGATGAGATGGAAGATCATCGTTATGAGCGTGATGTTGCTATTGGTAGACGAGCTATTGCAGGAGAGAAACCAGCTACTGTTAGAGAAAAGATGGATGACAGAGTCATTACAACTTAGATTAGAGTCCAGCTACGCCACCATTTAGTGATCACATACTTATTTTCTTTCAGTGGTGGGAGAGCTTCATGCATAGTTTTATAATTAGGTTTTCCATTTCTGTATAGATTATTCCAAGCTAGAAGCAGTCCTTTTTCTGGTTTAACTTTCAGTTTAAGGTGTTTAAAATATGTCTCTCCTCCTTCACTGACATCATTAAGGTACATCATTGTGGTCCATGTACGTTGTCCCATCCATTCGCAGTAGACTTTGTACTGTTTTCTGCTTCTTGGAGGAAAGAAATCCCAATGCTCCTTGTAATATTCTCCAGGATTGTATTTCTGTGCTTGTAAAGCTTCCCCTAAGAAGCGATCTAACTCCATAAAATCCTCCAATTTTTCATCAAGATTAATAATCAATTCTTCAGGAAAGAAGTGTAGATCTGCGGTTTGACTGGTTCTATAGTCTGATGACATTGGATCATCATTATCGTTTGCTAATGTAGATTTCCTTGTCGATTTATTGATACATTCAATAAGTTTTGAACATTCTTGATCGGATAGAAAGTTTTTATAGGCATAAATTTGAGTGAAAGGGTATTCAATTTTTTCTGCTTTTTGTTCTATTGGATTGTTATAGAAATATTCATAGTCAATCTTGTCTGGCTCTTTATTGAAATTACAAATCTGGAGTATTTTTTCGATTTCTATATCACTTAATTCATAAGCTTCTTTAAAATTCTTTAAGAGCTGTTTTTTTGTGACTCCACAGATTGCTGTTCTGGTGAGGTTTTTAGCTAATTCTGTTAATTTAACTATATTCATTCTTAAGTTCGAGTTCACTTACAATATATAAGTGTAACTATACGTGCAAGTGGAGTTTATTGCTCTCAATTTTTTAGTATTATTTGGTGGGAGCTACGGAATTAGTACGCTCCTCCTTAAACGTAGTGAGAGAAAGCTTAGTAGTAGTCGCTCTAGACGAGGAATTGCAGCGTCAGTTCAGCGCTGGTAATATATGTATAAGGTTCTAACTTTTTATGGATGCATTAGAGCTTCCAGTTGACGTTGAATTTTCAATTCACGCAGCTTCATTAGCTATTCAATCTTTAGATCGCTCTGATTTAGAGGAAGCTTTCGTTGAAATGCTCCACCAGAAAGCATTAGACAAACAGATGTTTTTTAACATCATGAAAGACCACGGCATTGATGCCGACATTAAATTCAACATCTCCACGATGGGACAGATCTCTTAAACACCATGGCTACTCGCACTATTGAAGGCACTTTAGATACACAAAGCGTTGACGCTGGATCTGAGATTACTTATCTTGGATCGACAGCTGCAGCTAATCCCGGTGAAGCGGTTAGAGGTTTCCGTGTAAATCCAGGTGGAACAGGAGACATTAAAGTCACTCTTGATCGCAGCAATTCTATTAATAGTATGGAAATTTTCCAGGAGGATGCTTATACCGCTGGTAGTGCTCCTAATGGTTATTCAAAATTTGCAAATATTGCTAGAGACGGTAAAGGCAAAGGTGTGGTAGGTGTAACAGTGACTAACGCAGCTAAGGACTATATTGTGTTACTCAAGTTAGACGGCTATTCTAGTGTTAGTTACAGCGGTAGCGTTGTCGTCCCATAAGAAAAAGAAAGAACGTACTAGATGGAAGGAACATCCTTTTTTAACTAGAAAAGGTATTAATTTAATAAAAGCTCATTCAGCGCCTCGTACTTATATTGGTATGGGGCGTTATGCTTCTTATAAGGATTATGGTGAAAATATCTGGAGAATTGGATATGGGAGTAAGAAATTAGATAAACATTGGCTTAATTCTACTGATAAAGCTACAAAGGAAGAGATAGATTTACAGCTTGAAGAAGATTTAAAAGAATTTTCTGATCTAGTATCTCAATATGTTTTAGTTCCTTTAAATACGAATCGAAAAGCTGCCCTTCTTAGTTTTGCTCACAGTATTGGGGTATCCTCTTTAAAGACATGTCGTTTACTTGAGTTAATAAATTCAGCAGCTGGTAAAACTAAAATTATCCGGGAGTGGAGTCCTTATATCAATCATATTTGGCTGTCAGGGGGTGATCTGATGAGAGATAGACGTCGTGTTGAGCTCGATACCTATTTTGCGGCGGATAAGGATATTCCCACTCTTGTTCCTCATCGTTGTCGGGCGAAGCGATGCTTATTAAATCTCCCTGAGACTTATACTGGGGCTCCCAATCAGTTGAAAGCAATTGAATATCTTGAGAAAAAACTTCTTGATTGGGATCCTTCTGGGGAAGCGATCCGTCAGTTTTTTCGTTATTGGACTCAGAAGCCCAGCGGTCTAGGATCTCCGCCGCGTCAGCTTCATAATGTTTGAGCATATCGAGTGCATCAATTAGTTGGAGTTCAGGAGTGTAGTTCTCTATGAAGGTTTCGTACTGCATGATGGTAAAGCTTTTTGATCTTCTGCTTGGTGCTTTAAACCTATTTTAAGCAGTACTAAATAACCAATCAAATCCATTATGACGTCTTCATCTTCTCCAATCAACCCTGCTCCTTTTTGAATTCTGTTCAATTTATCGTCTATTCTTACTAATAATTGTTCAACTGCATTTGCTTTACTGAATATACGAGCTGGTTTTAATGCGGAATTACCATATTTACCGTTTTTATATAGCAATAATTCTTTAACATCATCACAGACAGTCGCTATTTCAATTTGAGTGCCTGTCATATCTTCCATTGGGCTATAAAATTTCAATTTAGCAGATGATCTTTCCTAAATGAGAAAATATATCTTTAAATTTCTCGGTTTGATCAAATCCAAATTCAAGAGTTGGTAGATATATGAAATAACCCCAATACATAGGAGATTTCAATGTATATAGACCTTTACCGTGTATTAAATTCGCTCGATCAGTAGGTATACATACAGGAAAGTCCCACATTTCAGGACAAATTCTCATCATTTCTGGATAAGTCGTATAAAACAAGGCTTCTGGGATATTTCTAAGTTTCCATTCTCTTATTAGACGTCTAAACCAAATGACTGAAGGGGCTTTTGAAGCTGCTCCTGCTTTTACACTCCATCGCCATGTGCCTCTTTCTTTACTAAAAGAGCAACGACCAAATGTTGGAGGAAATAGATAGACTTTTCCTGTCCACGGGTCTTGAATATTTAATCCATCATCTTCTAGGTTATATATTTTCTTTGCTCGAAGAAACTCTGCATTTGCAGAGTGGGTAGAACATGGAT